CCCCGCGCACCGGGGGAGGGCCGGCGCCGCCCCCTTTGTCCCGTCCCCCCGCGCGGTCGGCGGCCCGCGCCCCCCCGGGGATCCCAGCCGCCGAAGCGGCCAGCATCCGAAGGGAAAGGAGGCGGGGCATTTTAGCGCCGTGCCCCATGGCCCCGAATCATCTCCCGTACCTCGCCTCGAAGATGGCGTCCTCCAGCTCCTCGAACCCGACGCCGTCCTGCAAGGCCCTCTCCCAGAGCCGCATGGCCTGCGACTCCCAGCCCTGCTCCATCCTCAGCGCTATCAGCTCGGCGATTTCGCGCGTCTGCTCCTTGGTCATGACTACCACCTGTCTTTGCCGTGACGGTCGATTACGACGCGGTTGCCGCTCGCCGTGTTCCTGATTTCCCAGCGGTTGCCGCTCTTCTTGGTCACGCAAATGTCGTCCCTGCGCACGCTCTTGAAGCCCTTGACCCTGCGCACGATTGACAGTAGGCCATCCGTCAGCTCCAGCTTGCGCCCGCCGTCCTCGTAGCGGCTGCGGTAGCGCGCAATGCTAAGCTCGCGGCACCTGGTCGCCTCAGCCTCGTCGGTCGTGTACCAGTCGTCGCCGACCTTCCATACCGTCGCCTCGAAGAACACGTGCGGCTCCCATTCGCTGCTCCAGCTGAACCCCCAGTCGAGGTTCTTCTCAGCCGTCACAGCGAACCGCGCCATGCGGAGCGTGATGCTCTCTGGCGCACGGTAATCGTTGCGGCTCTTGCACCACATGACCACGCGCTCGTTGCCCTTAGCGAACACCGCCTGAGTGCCCTCCACGTCGCTGTAGCTACCCGTCAGCTCCATCAAATCGATGCAAAACCCATCCGCCATGAGCGATGCGACCTGCTCTTGCGCTAACTTCGTGATTTCTGCTTTCCTCATCGTTCTCTCCTCGCTCCTCGGTTTCCCTCATGTCTAGTATTATACGCCTTTGTTTATTGTTGTCAACTAGAAATTTGTAAAGTTTTCGAGTTTGCAAGTTTTCTCGGGCCGTGATACCATGCCTTCAACTCACGGAAGGGGGGACCATGGACGTGTACTCCGCAATCAAGACCGCCGCGAAGCGCTCTCGCACGCCGCTAATCGAAATCGGGCCGAAGCTCGGCCACGGCAAGGCTTACGCCTCCGCCATAATCTCCAAGGGCGGAGCGCCGCGCTACGACACGCTCGCTCAGGTGCTCGGCGCGTGCGGCTACGAGCTGTGCGCCGTGCCGAAGGGCAAGGCCCCGAAAAGCGCCATAGTCATCGAGCCTTGAGGTCGGGCGCGGCGGGTGTGTGCCACGCCCTTCCAAGGAGGTGTGCGCTCGTGGCAGCGCAAACGCGATTATCGCCGAGGCGTCACGGCTAGTCCGCCTTCTCGAACTTATGGCCGTAGGCCGTCGAGCCGTCCCTGACGGCCCTGTTGACGTTCCCTTGCACGCTCGACGGGTCCGCCGCCCTCGTCTGGCCCGTGGCATGGAGCCAGTTGGCCGCCTTCTTAGGAGAGCTGAAAATCACATGGCCGTCCATCTTTACCCTGCTCATTTCCTCCCCCATCTCATCGCGCAGCAAATCATTACCGTGAAGCAGACGGTGAAAACCGCAGCGAGGTCGTATTCGTTAAGCATCGAGCACCTCCGTCGAGCCAAACCCTGCGTCTCCCCTCGGCCCGCCGACGATTTCCGACGCCTCGACGATTGTCGGGTAGAGCACTGGCATGACGACGAGCTGCGTCAGCTTCGCGCCCTCGCCTATCACCACGTCGGCGTCGCCGTGGTTGTAGAGCTTCACGACCACGCTCCCCGTGTACCCCTCGTCGACCACGCCCTCGGAGAGAATCGAGTCCCTGACGTTCAGGCCGCTCTTGCTCTTTATCATGCCGACCGTGTTCGGCGGCAGCTCCACGTGAACGCCCGTGTCAACAACCGCGCTACCCTTCGCGGGAACTATCACGTCATGCGGCGCGAACAGGTCCGCTCCCGCGTCTGTTGCGTGCGCCCTATGCGGCAGCACAGCGCCCTCGTCCAGTTTCACCTTCAGCTCCATCAATCCTCCTTCTGGTAGTCGCAACATATCGTCATCGGGTCAATCCAGCAATGCCGTCGGCTGCACCAGTACTCCTCGTAGGTGTGCCACCTGTGCCGCCTGAAAACGACCTCCAGACACGGGCGCCCATTGCAGGTGCTCCCCTTTATCTGGTCCGAGCTGTGGCGGGTCGGCCTGTAGCCCACCTCCCTGTACGCCATCAGGCAAGCCCCTCGTCGTCAATCAAGGTGTGGATAACGTCGGCGTAGTCCAGGCACTTGCCGAACTTGGAGCGGTAAATCATCTCGGCTTTCAGCTCGTCGCGCTCGGCTTCAAGAATGTCGTATTCTTCTTCCAAGCTCTTACTGAGTAGCTTTGCGAGTCTGTCGTTATCGGCGGTCAGCTCGGCCACCTTGCGCCGCAAGTCTCCGCACTCTCGCTCTATCGGGTGAAGGTGCTCTGCCCAGCGTTCGGTGATTTCGTGTTGGGTGATTGCCGCTTGACGGTCGAGCCAGCCGCAGACCATTTCATGACACCCAGCCTGCGACAAATAACGCTCGATATCCGCTTCAAGCTTCACGCGGCTGTCTGCTTCGTTATAGGTCGGCGGCGGGAAAACTGTACCGTTCGCCAGCACGGAGCATCCCAGCTTCTCAAGTGCTTCGGCGTAACCTTCAGCCTTTGCTTTCCACTCGTTGCGCTCGGCGGTCAGCTCCTGAACCTCGTCGGCCTGCTCTATCGCCATAAGCCTTTGCGCGTTGGCCGCGTCAGCCCACTTCTGGGCATCGGCGGTCAGCTTGTGTTTCTCATCGAACAGAAGCCCGCAATCATGCTCGTATTTCGCGATTTCCTCTTTGAGTTCGTCGCGCTCGGCTGTCAGCTCTGCCCTCGCATTCTCGAAGTCTTCGTTTGCAGAGTTGAGGTTGTCCGTGGCTTTCTCAAGTTCGGCTCTCAGCTTGAGCAGTTCCCCGGCCAACATCGAGTTCTCCTCGACCAATGCGCGGTCGTTGTCCATGACCTCATCAATGGAGTCCCTCCGCACGTAGTCGCGCTCGACCATGTCGGCGAGTGTTACAAGCGCATGGTATACGTTCCACGTGTCCGTCAATTGACGCAGGGCCTCGCCAGCATCGTGATAGTCGGATAGGTTCCTCGCCGCTTCCCTCAGAATCGCAACCACACCGTCTTTCGGCTCGTAGTCGCTGCACGGCTCATGCTTCATGTTCTCCGTGAACATCCAGTAGAGCATCGCGGAGCAATCGGGATTCGATTCGGAGTGCTCCTTCATAAGCCATTCGTTCGCCGTGAACTCGTCCGTCGCGAACCCACGCAAGAAGGCAATGAGCTTCGCGAAGCTGTTGAAGTATTCGTCGTGTTCGTATAGCCATTCGAGGTTCGTCATGCCCCGTTCGGCAGTTGAGTCATCTTCGGAGATTGTTGAGTCATCGTCGGTCAGCAGGTTGGCGACACGCTCACGCACGGCCTTGTTGTAGCTCAGCGTGTTGTAATCCACCCAATTTGGGCATTCGTCACCGAGAAGCATCCATTCGAGATTATCTGTTTGCGCGTCTTTCAACCGCTCCACCGCTTCGGCGCGGAGCTGCTCCTTGGTCTTGGTCATTCGGTATCTCCTTCCCCGCGCAGCTCGCGCCCGCACATCGGGCAGTTGTTGATGGTTAGCGTGATTCCGATGTTCGCAACTTTGACGTGGAGCTGGTCGTTTCTGTTCAACACTGCCTCGCTAACGGTGTCGTAGCGTATACGCTTGCGAAACTCGTAGTCTGGATTGCAATACTCGCACATCAGTATTCCTCCCTCGGCAATTCCCAGCCGTAATGCTGAGAAAGCTTGAAGAACAGCGGTTTTCCGTACGGACTGTAATCTTCGAAGTCGGCAAACTCGTTTTCGAGCACCTTGCACCATGACTTGCAGACCTCGTACATCAGCGACGACGAGATGCCGCGCTCGTCGCACGCCTTCTCCCAACCGAACTCCACGTCCTTCTTGAGCTGCGCAAGTACGTTCTCCTCAGTCCACTCCTTCGGTTCTGTCGGCGGCTCGCAGCCCTCGCGGATTGAGAACCCGTAGTCCTTCCATTCCTCGTACGGCAGAAAATCGACGAACCTAGCGCCGAACCTGTCATCAATGTACGTCTCAAAGTCCGCGTAATGTTCCTTCACATAGTCAATGTTAAGCATCGCTACTCTCCTTCCCCGCGCAGCTTCGCCAACTGCCGCGCGAACCTGCGCGTCTCGTGCTCCGCCATGTCCGCATCGACCATGTACGAGTCTCCTGGCCAGTCGAAGTCCCCGTACAGCTCGGGATGCCTGTCGCGAAACACCCTGAACTCATCCGATGCAATCGACCAGTCGCGCCTGTGCCACGCATGCGCCGCATCCCACCCGAGAATCCACATGTCATCGGTTCCGTTTGCGAACGTGATGCCGCCGTCCACTTCCAGGTCGGGCGCGATGTCGTAGCAATCGTCCCAATCCTTGCCGAACAGCGGGTGGCCCTTCGGCAGCGCCACGTAACCGCAGCGGTGCCCGAAGTCCATCGTGCGCGTGCAGCATTGCAAACCGCTTTCCTCGAACTCGCGCTCGGTGCGGTTGTCGTTCCAGTATTCGCTAGGCTTCATCGGCCCCTCCTTCCCCGCGCAGCCGTTCGATTTCACGCTTCAGCATGATGTTCTCGATGAGCAAATCACCGTTCTCCTTAGCAAGCTCGATGCCAGCTTCTTCGGCCGCTTTGAGACATGTACGCAATTCATCCCACTTGAGCAGTTTGTCAAACAGCTTCATCACGCATCACCCCTCAGCTCGACGTGTGCGTCTCTTCCGCAACATGGGCAGATTCCCGATTCCAGCATGCGCCACTGATAGCGCATCCATTCATCGTCGGCTCGCCCGATAATCCAACCACGCTTGTCGCGGATGATTCCGTTCTCCTGAATCTCGACGCCGTCCACAGTGACGGTCTTGATGTAATCGCCGCTCATTCCACATCACCCATCAGTTCGTCCAGCTTCGCCTTGATTTCATGCGCCCTCTGCTCGTTGCGCTTCATGCTCACGGGATACCCGCTCGGTATTCCGAACTCGTAACCGAACGGGCAATCCTCGTCGAGCCTGACGGCCTTGTTCGGCTCGCCCATGCCCATGCCGCCCTGCTTGCGGCAAAATGAGTGGTTGCCGTCGTTGCCGTCCGTGTCGAAGTGCTTGCAGGCTTCGCAGAGGTAATCGCCCCATCCGAGCATCGCCATCACGCATCACCCCTCAACCAGTCGAGCAGCGCGTCGTATTCACTGTCGCACTCCTTGTTCGGCGGCTTCACGGGGCACCCATCGCAGATGCAGATGTTGAAGTGCTTGAGCTGTCGGCATATCGTCCTCGCCGCCCTCTCGGGCGTGCCGAACAGCTCAAAGTAACGCGACGTGTCGTAGTCTGCTTTTAGCTCTGCGATTTGACACTTCGCCACCTGCTTGCGCAGGACCTCGATGGTGTCGGCGGCTTCGAATAGCATGCCGCTAATCTGCTGCATCTCGTCAACGTCTTTGCGCCTATACAGGCACCTGCCGAGTTTCCCTTGTATGTTACGAGCGGCTTCACGCAGCTCCTTGATTTGCTCTCCCAACATGCTCATCGCTTCACCGCCTTCTCCATTTGCCGTACTTGGCCTTGACGGCTTCGACCTGCTCAATGAACGCTATCGTCTCCTCGATGTCGCCAATTGGTTCGCCCCTGTTGAGCATGTCGTACTTCTCCACAAACTCGTTGCCGTACTCGCGACGGCATAGCTCGCGCAGCGTACGGAACCTATCGAAGAAGCTCATCGCTTCACCGCATTCCCGCATCGTGGGCAGTAGTTCCAATCGTTGCCATCGCCCGTGTCGTTCTCGTCGCTGTGGTAATGGACGAATCCGCATTTGCTGCAAAGGAAGTCGAGGTAATCAGGTGCAACGTTCTCGCACGCCCCGCTCCCCAGCGTGGCGGCTATGGCCTGTTCGGGCGTACAATGAAATTCATTGCTCGGAATGAGTTTCGTGTAGTTGTTCCCCACGAACTCGGCGTAGCACCACCGCACGCCGTAGGCATTCCATCGTGTGTCATGAAAGCCCGATACGCCTTCTACATCTTTCGATTCCCACTCCACACCGCGCTCGTCCAGCAATCGGCGCAGCTCGTCTGTCGCGCTCATTCGCCCGCCCTCTCCCCGCAGTACGGGCAAAACTTCGCATCGAGGTACGTCCAGTTACCATGCGCCGTTTTCTGGTACTCGTATTCGTATGCTTTCTGATAGCTCACAAGAAACCTGTTCATGCAATGCGGGCATGTCCACGCTTTGCCTTTCTTCCTGTTTGCCATCAGTCATCCCTTCCCGCCATCAGTAAAGCAAGCGCCGTGATGCCCACGGTGCCGCCGACACAAAAAGCCATCACATGAGTTAAAACTTTCATTACTCCACCCGCCTTGCACCACAGCTTGAACAGTAGTTGTCATCTTCGGAAAGGTAGCCGTTGCATATAGAGCAGCCATCTTCGAATAGTTCGCGCCCGTCGCTCAATACGTACTTACGAGAGTTTTTAACGATGTGGCAAGTGCGCTCACGCACGAAGTCAACCCCTTCGATTTCGACGCGCTCGACTAAATCGATTTCAAAGCCGCCTATGCCGTCGAACGCCTCTGTTGGGTAAATGCTCAATCCGTAGTCACCGCTGCCGAACCTGTAATCGCTCATCCGTCCACCTCGATTCCCAGCGCCTCGAACCTCGGCTTGTAGTTCGCCCTGTGCGCATTCGGCGTGCAGCCGTACTCCATCAGGTCGGCGTAGAGGTCGAGCGCCAGCTCCTCCAGCGCCTCGACGCGCTCCCGTTGCTTGGCTATGTACACCCCGCGCATCATCCACCGCTCGCGGGTGATGTCGAAGTCGGCCTGCAGGAGCTTGTAGGCGTTCTCCAGCTCGTCGACCCTCTTGTGCAGGTTTCCGTCCCCGAAGCTCATGGCTCTCACCACCACCTGACCAGTTCCTCGACCTTATCCTTCTGTACCCACCACGCCTTGCCGCCTTCGAGCTTCCTGACGTTGACGCCGCCCTTCCATGAAACGGCTACGACGACGCATCGGTGCCAGCCGCCGTCCTTCTTGACCTCGCACCTCCTGCCAAGCCAGCAGCGGTAGTGCCATATCGGGTCAGAGTCCGAGTACATCCTCTTGCCGCGCCACGCGAAGATTCCCATGGCGATTGCCGCGCCGAGCAGCATCCACCAGATAATCCCGATGACCGTTAAGATAACGCCCATCTAGACCACCTCCTCTATCACTGGAGCACCCACCTCGTCGGCCAGCTTCATGCCGCACTCGCGGCAGACGCATCGGCTCGTCGACTTCGCCGCCGCGTACTTGTACTCGCCGCCGCTCTTGAGCGTGCCAGTCCTCTCGTACTCCCAGTGGAACATGACGCGAACCCTCTCGCCCTTTTCGAGCCGTGCCCCGCATATCGGACAGACAGCCAAGACCAGGCGTCTTTTCTTCGTCATTCGTCGACCTCCTTGACCTCGACCGATTCGCTGTGCTCCTTCGCCCTGACGTACCTAACGCCGTCGAGCACAACCGCCGTGCGGTTTCCGAACCTGTCGTGCTCGACCTTCAGGTTCGCCCTGCCCGCAACGATATGGTCGGGCCTTATCGCGTCGAAGGCGTGCGTGCTGCAATCGCTCATGTCAATCACCAGTTCACATAGAAATCGACGACTCCGCTGTCACAGCCCCCGTCGAGCACCATTGCCTCGCCGCGAGATGTCTCGATGACCGTGCCCTCCTCGTAGTCGTTGCTTGCGACTACGTAGTAGCCATCATCGGTTCGGTAGAACCCGTACTCATCTGGTGTCCATTCCGAAGTGCGGTAGTGGTATAAGACCTTGGAGCTGTAGGCTGTTTCTTTCTGCCCGTTCCAGTCAACCCTGCCCGAATAGCTGTTCAGGCCATCGGGGTCTCCGCTGACCACGTAGTAGGTCGGCTCGTAGTACACGGGCTCGTAATACTGCTCGACTTCCCATGCGGCCTGTTGCTCGGCTTCCAGAGCAGCTTGCTCAGCCTCGCACTCAGCGATTATCTCAGCTATACGCTGCTCTATCTCGCCCATCTTGATGCGGAGCAGTGCGCCTGTGTTCGTCCTATCGGAAGGAGCCACCTTCCACATCCAGTCTGGCTCGACCTCCCTCGCCTGCGCGCTCCCCTGCGTTGCCAACACGACCGCTGTGGCCCAAGTCAGGACGCACGCGATTATGACCGCAACTAGCGCCCTCGTCTGCTCGCTCATGCCGCCCCCTTCTCCCTCGAAAGCCCGAGCAGCCAGTCCGAGCTGACGTGCAGCGCCTCAGCGCATGCCTTTACATTGTAGCCCGTCGGCCCTCTCTCGCCGCTCGTCCAGCTGTTCACGGTGCTCGGGGCGATGCCCGTCTCGCGCCTGAACTCCTCCTTGCTCATTCCAAGCTCTTCAAGTCTCTCGTTGACCCTCAGCCCGAAAGTCCTCATATCCATTCCTCCTCGGTGTCCAGCGGCGCCCATCCATCTATCTCCAGCGCCTCCTGGTATCTCGTCGGCTGGTCGAGCACGATGTACTCGAGCAGCCCCCTGTCGTTCCTGAAATGCAGCATCTCGTGGTGCGCCTTTCCGTGACACCCGCTTGTATTGCCCTGGCCGCAGAGGGTCACCACTGGTTTGGGCAGCTTGCGACCGCCCTCGTAAAGCTCACCTGCGCCCCTGCGAACGATGTGATGGCGGTTCAGCGGGTAGTTCCTGCCGCACACCACGCAGCAGCGCGCGTTGGCTATGCGCTCACGCGTCTCCGCGTCGATTCGCATCAACGGCCACAGAATCGGGTCCAGCGTGGTCACGTCGGCCATCTACGCCACCGCCCCGATGCGCTCCCGCGCCCACTCGCACTGCCGCTCGCTGATTTCGCTGCCGATGCTGTCGTACCCCAGCGCCTCGCATGCGGCCAGCGTCGTCCCGCTCCCCATGAAGGGGTCGTAGACCAGCGCCCCCTCGGGCGCGTAGAGCGCCAGGAGCTTCGATACCAGCTCCGAGCTGAACGTCGCCTTGTTGTACGGGCACGGGCCGTCGTTGTTCGCGGCCTCGACGTAGTTCGGCATGGAGCCGTAGGACTTCTGGCCCGTCTTGCGCACCGAGCGCACGGGCTTGTTCGCGTGGAACGTCGCCAGCTCCTCCTTGCGGGCCAGCACGAACACGAACTCGCAGATGCGCGTCAGGCGGTTCGGCGAGCAGTTGTTCGGCATCGCGTTGCGCTTGCGCCACACGATGCAGTCGGCCACCGTGAACCCCGTCCCCTCGATGATTGCCGACACCGCGCGCCATATGCCGTCGGGGTTCTCGTTGCCGTAGCCGAGGTTGAGCAGGACGACCCCGCCCTCGGCCAGGACGTAGTCCATGTCGACCATGAAGCTGCACAGGAAGTCGCAGTACTCGTCGTTGGTCATGGCGTCCTGCACCGTGTCGTAGCGCACCCAGGGCTGGCTCCCGTTGGCGTCCGTGTTCATCAGGGTGCGGCTCTTGCCCTGCTTCTTGTTGGTGTTGTACGGCGGCGAGGTAAGAACCACGTCGACCCTCTCGCCCGCCCTGTGCAGGCGCTCGACCGTGTCGACGTAGTCCTCGCAGTAAACCGTAGCGCTCATCTCGAAACCATCCCGCCGTCCGCGCCTACTCGACGGCCTTCAGCGCCTCGGCCTTTGCCATCGCCTCGGCGATTGCGTCGTCCTTGTACTCTTTCCAGACCTTGTCGACCTTCTGCTGCATGCGCTTCTCGAACTCGCGCTTGACGCTGTAGTCGTCCCTCTCGAACTTCTCATGCAGCTTCGCCCTGACAAAATCGCTGTAACTCGCGTACGTTGTTCGGTTGCAGCCCCAGCCGTCGTCGAGCGTGAACGGCTCCGACACGTGCTCCTCGACCGCCTGCTTGGCGATTTCGTCGAACCTGCCGCCGACCTCGTCGGCCACCATCTTCGCGATTGCCTGCTTCATCTCGTCCTTGACGAGACCGAGGACGCCGCCGTAGTCGCTCATGCGGGCCATCTCCTCGCGGACGATGGCCTTGACGGCCTCCTGCACCTGCTCCTCGGTTATGTCGAACTTCAGCTCCGCCATGTCACTCTCCTGCCTCCTCGGGTTTTCTCATCATCTCGCCGAACGTCACTTCCCAGCCCTTGTCAAGCAGCTTCCCAGCCCGTTCGGCGCACGTTTCGCAGAGGTCGTACTTCTTCGCGATTTCCGCCTTCGCGAAGCCTGCGCGCCATATGGCGGGAAACCTCACGAAGTAGTCCTCGTTGGCGGCCACCTCGGCACCGCACACGTCGCACCTGACGATTTGCTTCCTCATTCCTCTCCCTCAATCCATCTCAGCCGCGCAACCTCCTCGGGCGTCATCGTCTCGATGCCCTGCTGACGGCATTCCTGAATCACTCCGTTCAGCAGCTTGGAGAACTCGGTCGAATCCATCTCGCTGCTGCCCTTGAAGGCCCTGACGTGCGAGTAGCGCACGCCGTCCATCTGCCCGCTGCCCACCACGTCGTAGTAGCGGAAGTAGTCCGCCAGCGGCACGTCGGCCCTCACGGTGAACACGTCGCAGGGTCCGTACTCCCTGAGCATGTGGCCGTGAAGCTCGTCGCTCGGGTAGCCGAGGGCCAGGCCCAGCCTGTTGAGCAGCGCCCAGTAGTAGGCGTTCTGCGTGAGGCTCCGCTTGCGCTTCCAGACCTTGACCTCGAACAGAAGCCCGTCGGGGACGCGGCCCGCCCGCCTTTCGCTGGCCTCGTGCTCCGCGTCCCTCTGCCCGAGCCACCTCGTGCACTCCTTGAGCGTGCCGACGAACCTCACTCCTAGCCCTCTCTCTCGTCGCCCGTCCAACCGATGCGCTCAACGGCCTCCCAATGCGCCTCGCTGCGCCTCTCGGCCTTGCGCCTCAGCTCCTCGCTCCATGCCTTGCGGCGCTCGCGTTCGGCGTCGGTCATGAAGAACTCGCCGTCCCAGTACGCCTCGGCGAGTTCTTTCGCCACGCGCTCCTCGTACATCTTGCGCTTCTCCTCGCGCCCGGCCTCGCGTCTGGTTTTGTAGTCCTCGTACTCTCCCCACCAAAGATGGTCCGTCATGCGTAGACCTCCTCGAAGCAGTCGGGGCAGACGTACAGCCGCCTGCCGCAGCGCGACGAGTTGGTGCCTACCGTTCCGCTGCCGCACTTCGGGCAGATTGGCGCGGAAGGCGGCGCGGCCTCCGCCGTCGCCGCGACGCCTCCGCGCTGAATATTTGGTTGGTTGGTTCTACCAACCAAATATTCTTTTTCTTTTTCTTTTTTATTAGGTTTCGATTCGGTTTGCTCTTGGTTAGCCAAATTAACCGACTTGGTTTCCTTTGCTTTAGCCTTGGTTTTTGAACCTTTTGGACGACCGCCCTTCTTGCCGTTCTGACGTGCTGTTTCGCTGCGCGCATGGAAAGAAGCTATAGCTTTCTCGGCGCGGTCGGATTTCATGGTGTACGAGCCGTCCGAATCGTCGCGTTCAACTTCGAGCAGACCGATTGCGCCCATCCTCTGGATGTAGGTTTCCAGCGTCTCCCAGTCGGTGCACAACCAATGGCAAACCGACTTGGTTTCCGCTCGGTTTCCTCCGAGGGTCAACGGCGTCTCGCGCTCGTACATGATTTCCAGGAAGGCGTAGAAGGCGTCGACGGCCGCGCCGCCGCACTCGATTCTGAGCGTCTGCACCTTCTCGTCCTTGAAGGCCCCTATGTCGTGCCTGAAGTAGAGCATGGCCTAGAACGGGATGTCGCTGTCGTACACCGCCGTGCTCGGGGCCTGTTGCCCATAGCCGTACTGCGAGGGCTGCTGCCCGTATCCGTACTGCGGGGGCTGCACCGCCGCCTGCGGGGCGCCCTGCGGCTGGACGGAGTAACCGCCCGCCTGCGGCTGCTGCGCGCCCTGCGCGGCGTTCTGCGGCCTCTGTGACATGAACTCGATTTCGTCGACGACGACCTCCAGCTTGCTGCGCTTCTGGCCTTCGCGCTCCCACTGGCTCCAGCGGAGCTTGCCCTCGATGGCAACCTTTGTGCCCTTCGAGAGGTAGTTCGCTACGCTCTGGGCGCGGTTGCCGAACATCGTGCAGTCGACGAAGTTCGCGTAATCCTCCCACTCGCCCGTCTGGTTGTTCTTCCTGCGGTCGTTGACCGCCACGCCGAACGACAGGATTGCCATGCCCTGCTGGGTCATGCGCAGCTCGCAATCCCTTGTCAAATTACCAGTCAACACAACTCGATTAATGCTCATGATTCAACTCCTTGGTAGACTCTGTCCATGATTTCTATCGCGCAGGTCGGGCAGAACACGAGGGACGCCATAGAGTGCGACTTCCGCCTGTGGTGCGAGAACACTCCTCGCGGGATGCGCTCGACCTCCCAGTCGAGCACCCTCAGCTCGACGTGCTCCACCTTGCCGACATCCTGTCCGCAACACCTGCATTCCTTGCGCGCCATCAGAAGTCCTCCCATCCTTCCTCCATGATGGCTGCGGGGCGCTCGGGGAACGGCCTGTTGGCGACCTCCTCGACGAAGCCCATGCGCTGGCCTCCGTCCATCTCCGACCAGCCTTCCATCGGCTCCTGGTAGACGGGAATCCTCACGGTCTCCTCGCCCTGGATTTCAACCGCATCGTCGCCGAGCTTTATCTCGTCGTCGTTGGCGTACTCGGATGATTCGACGCCCATCTCGGCCGCGTCGTAGCACCCGCCGAACTCGTCGGGGAACGCCTCGCGCAGCACGTGGACCAGCGCCACCTTGCGGAGCATGGTCCCTGGCATCTTGACCCACTGGCCGCTCAGGCTCCCGTCCTTCTTCCTGCCCGCGTACTCGTCGAACGAGACCTCGTCGTACAGCGGAACCTCGTAGCCCTTGAGGTAGACCTTCGCCCACGCTCCCAGGAGCGTCTCGCCCGCCAGGACCATCGACCCCTCGCGCCTGTGGATTGCCCCGTCGACGCCGATGAACGTCAAGCCCGCCTGATGACCCTGGTACTTCGGGTTGCGCATGGCCCTCTTGAGCCACACGTCCTTTCCGATGACCAGCGTCGCGGCCTGGTTGCCGTACTTGATGATGTACGCCTCCTTGATGAAGGGGTTGAGCTTGTGCGCCACGCACAGCTCGACGAACAGCTTGATTTCCTCGTTGGTGACGTTCTGGTTGTTCGCGAGGACGTATCGGATGTCGTCGTCCGTTATCGCGATTTCCTGGCCGTCGGCCTCGTACCTTGCAAGCTCGTTAGCCATTCTGCACCTCCCTGAAAGTCCATCCCGTCCCGACTCCGCACGCGTTCTTCCACTCGCGGAAGCTCGCCAGCTCGGCGTCCGTCATCCACGCCTCGAAGTGGTAGCGCCTGCGCCCGTCGGAGCGGACCTGCGGCGCTCTCGCGGGTTCTGCGGGCGGTTCTGGCGTCGGCGCGGGTTCGGGTTCGACTTCCTCGAACTCGGGCACCTGCGACAGCTCCTGCGTCCCCTGGGCCTGCTGGTAGCGCGCGTGGTTCTGCTCGATTGCCTCACTCCATGCGCGCTGCTCCTGCTCGCGCATCCACCGCTCGTTTTCCTCGCGCTCGCGGTTCATGGCGTCGATGCGCTCCTGTTCAGCGGTGCGCTGGTTGTTGCGCTCTATCGCCCTCTTCACGTCGAGGGAGTTGAAGAACTCTATCTCCGCATCGTCGTAGAACCGCATCGAGCTTCGCATCGTCTGCAACGTGGCCCAGTCCTTCGCGATGCGCTCGACCTCCTCGGCTATCTTCTCCTGCGTTTTCACGGGATTCGCCGTGCGGGCCGTCCATCGCGGGTGCATTGCGATGAACCTGTCGAACGGCACGGTCTCGACAAGCGCCTGGACGCCGTTGCTGATGCAGCAGTCGTGGTACTGCGCCTCGTAGCCCCTCATGTAGACGGCCTCTCGGCTTTCGGCGTACATCTCGCCCATCTCCCTGAGCGGTTCCGTCAGCTCCTTGCATTTGGAGTCGACCAGTTTCTTCGGCTCCGTGAGCATCCTTGTCAGCTCCAACCGCTTCGCATCGACTTCCTTGATTGCGGCGGCTATCGCGTCCTCGCAGATTCGGATGTCGGAGACCTTCATGTCGGCCACCGTTCCAGGGTCGGCGTCCATCTCGGAGCGGACCTTGTCCGCTTCTTCGAGTGCGCTGGTCAGCCCGACCGCTGCGTCCTTGAGGGCAATCGGGTCGATGCTCAACGTGTTCGCTTGGATGATTCCATCCTCGACGGTCTCGGCCGCGACCTCAATCGGAGTATTCAGGTCGGCTGTTTCGAGCCATCCGACCAGCTCCGCCTTGGTTGCTTTGGCGGGAATGGCAATCCCGCGCTCCATGCAGAGCTTCCTCAGCTCCGCCACTTTCATGTTCGTGTAGTTCACTACCAGACACCCCTTATGCGTAGCAGGCCCATGATTGCGGGGATGCCGACCATGAGCGCAGCGCCCGCCGCCGCGAGGGCGACGCAGAACAGCGCCTCGCCGCGCGATTGCGGCAGAATCGGCATCCGACCTGGCCTGTGACAAATACGTGACAAACTCGACCGAATCTCCATACGGTCATTCTGGAAGGCGCAGTTTCCGACGTAGGCGGGACGCCTCCGCACGCGCCGCATCGTACTCGCGCTCGGCTTTCCTTCGTTCTTGAGGCGATTGATTGGCGCGGATTTCGTCGCGCAGCGCCCTGTTGCGCCTGCGCTGCTCCTCCGCCAGCTCGCGCTGCCTGCACCCGTAGCAGATGCCGTCGCGTCCCAGGTGGTCGTACTTGCCGCCGCAATGCGGGCATATCTCGTACTCGACGAGCGGCGCGCCGATTCTGTAGGCGTGCCTCCTGACGGCCTCTGGTGAGCGGGCCACTCCGAAACGACGCCGCATAGCGGCTGCAAGCTTCTCTGGCCCCTCATTGCAGTGCTCCCAAAGATACTCGTCTTGCTGCCTGCTCCACCTCGGCATACTGGGCGACCCCCATCTCGAACGCGATGAAGGCCCTGACGACGTTCTCGAACACGTACACGTGCGGCCGCTTCTCGCCGCACCTGATGCACGGCAGCGGGTTCTCCTCCCTGCGCGTGAGCGCCCTGAGCGCCGACTCGGTGTAGAGCGGCAGCCCGTTCCCGCTCATCGAGCGGGTGCGCCTCGCCATGTCGCGCAGCGTGTACGCCTTCACCTCCCCCGCGTGCTTGGTTTCTTCCTGCATGCTTGCTTCTCCTTTTCTCCTCGGTAGCCCAACAGTTTAATTTAATTCAAGTTCCTCGGGAAAATTTTTTCGAGCCACGCCCAGATGGTGTCCTTGCCATCCGTGCCAAGCTCCGCGTACAACCTTCGGAGTTCCCCGACCCTGAACTTCTCCTGGTCGATTTCCCGTCTGTTGTACGCCGTCTCCCCGATTCCGCATACCCTGGCCGCTATGCTCTGCGTCGTAATCGCGCTCTTGCGCGCCGTCCGAACCTCGCGCCCAGGCGTGCTCTCAAGAATCATGTCTCACCTCCCCTCAACGAAATTTAATTTAATTATATCCTTATATCTTGTTTTGTAAAGCAAAATTTTTGAAATTTATTAAAGATTTTGAAACAATCAAACTATCGGAGGTGATGCTGGTGAATGCGGTGAGTCGTAACTTGAGGGAGCTTGTCGAGAGCAGGGGGCTGAAGCAGTCGGCCCTCGCGAACGTGGCTGGCGTAACCGAGGGCAGCGTGTCTGGGTGGCTGAGCGGAAGGGCCGTCCCGAGGACGAAGCCCCTGGAGAAAATCGCCACGTACTACCTCGTGAGCATGGACGACCTCGTGTCCGAGACGGGCGGCCTGTACGCGAAGGCACGCGGCCTTGTCGGCGTGCCCGCTGGGGCGACCGCAGTGAGCGGCTCGAATGCTTCGAGGGTTCCCGTGCGCGTGCTCGGGACCGCCCATGCTGGCGACCCTGACGAGCCGTGGGAGCTTGACGGAGAAGCCATGCTCTACGAGGAAATGGCGAGGCGCCATCCCCATTGCTACGCCCTGCGCGTCAACGGCGATTGCATGGATAAGGTGTTCACCGACCATGACCACATATTCGTGGACCCCGACGCCGAGGCCAGAGACGGCTCAATCGTGGTCGTGTCAATCGACGGCGAGACCGTGGTGCGCAGGCTCAAGCGCGGAACGAACTCGGCCATGCTCGTCTCCGAGTCGCACCAGCCGCACGACGACATAATCGTGCGGGACGGCGACGACGCCCGCGTGCTCGGCACCGTGTTCTGGTGGCAAGCGCGCTCTGAGTCATGAGGTCGGCAAAAGGCTGCATACGGATGCGCGGCCCGAACAGGTGGTGGGTGTCGAAGCCTGGGCCGATTGACCCAAAGACTGGCAAGCGCACCGAAATCGGCGAGGCCGTGAGGGGTTCGCGGGTCGATGCGGCCGTCGCCCTGGCGAGGCTCATCGGCGAGGGGTTGCCGCCCGAGACAACCTGGGAGGCGTTCTGGAACATGGTCGTCGAGCCGTCGTTCTCCAACCTGGCCGCTGGCACCGTCGACGGGTACGAGCGCATCTGGAACGTCGAGCTGAGGCACCGCATCGGCTCCGAGAAGGTGGCCGACATGGACTGGTCGCGGGCCAACGAGGTTCTGACCTCAATCCACGCGCCCTCGGTCCAGCGCCATGCGGGCAGGCTCCTCAAGAAGATGTGCAACATGGCCATCCGCGACTCGTCCCACCTTCTCGTCGTGAACCCCGTCGACCGCGCCATCGAGTACGCGCCCTTGGAGCGCAGGCGCAAGCCGCTCGTCCTGTCCGAGGACGTTCCCGCCTTCCTCGCCGCAATCGAGGGCATCAAGTACGAGCCGCTGCTCCTGTGCGAGCTTGGAGCTGGGCTGCGCCCCGAGGAGGCCAGGGCGCTGCTCTGGGAGGACGTGTCGGCCTATGAGCTGAAGGGTTCCGCCTACGCCGCCATAGAGGTCGACAAGGCCCTCGCGGTGGTCCATAACAGGGGCGTGTTCAAGTCGACTAAGAACGAGATGTCAGCACGCACCGCCGTGATGGGCGAGCCGTTCGCCTCGCGGCTCCTGGCGCTGTCCCAAGGGCGCTCTGGCCCGCTGTGCCCATCGGGCCGTCCGTACGACGAATCGGCTCCCGAGTCGTGGTACACTTCCCCGATAACGGTCGCCCACAACTGGAAGCAGTGGTGCAGGCGCAACGGCGTGGAGCACGTGACCGACGAGAACATGCGCTCGTCCTACGCTACCATGATGGGCGAGGCGGGCGCCCCCGACTCCGTCGTTGAGGGGAACATGGGCCACTCGGGCGCCACGACCAAGACGCGCCATTACCAGCGTGTGACGATGAGGGCGAAGTGCATGGCGGCGGACCTTCTCGCGGAGTCCCTGGAGGACTTCGGGAGGGCTGTGGAAAACCGAGATGCGGAACGGTGCGGAACGGAAAAGGAAACGCCCCCCGATGCGGGAGGCGTTTGACCTGGTGATATGGTGGGCCCAGCAGGACTCGAACCTGCAACCAAGGGATTATGAGTCTATTTTGCAGGCGTTTCCGTTTCCCCTGGCCGCTGGCCTCCTTCCCTGCCGAACCGCCCGCGAACTCGCGCGTCGGGCCGTCCCGAGCATTCCCGAGCGCGCCCGAGCGCCCTGGGACGAGCAGAGTTGCGGAACGGGGCGGACTCCGTCACTTGATGCACAGCGCGAAAAGCACCGCGCAGACGATGGCGAAGCCCGCCGCGCTCAGGGACAGCGGCTCCATCACAACCGCCTCATCGCGATGCCGTCGATTTCGTTCGCCAGGTCTCCCGCGAAGTGGTCGGTCGTGCCTCCCGTGTCGGTTTGCCCGTGCATCTCCGCGTACCACGTGCCGCCCTCGCCCATCAGGTAGTCGATGTGCACTTGGTAGGAGACGCCGTCGTCCTCGACCTCGATTCCGAGGATGGGCGAGCCGTCGCCCGCGCAGCCTCCTTTGAGGTCGCCGACGTCGTAGGAGCCGACCCACGGCAGCCAACCAGCGTTCTCGGTGAACACGCGATAGTTGCCCGCGTCGCACGCGAACCAGCGGATGGGCTGGCCGATGATGCCCGCGTAGTCGTCGCCCGAGCCGCCCCTGTCGTAGGCACCCACCATCTCGGGGAGCCAGCGCATGCCAGACGGGTCGAGGCTGACCATGTAGCGCACGTCGTCCGCAGGCGGCGTGTAGCTGCCACCGCCAGATTCGGTGACGATGCACTCCAGCACGTAGTCCCAGCCGCCGTAGAAGCCCGTGATGTGGGACTCCCACCCTGTCTGGTCGCCGACCTCCCCGCCGATTACGCCGCCGAACTCGTTGCCCGAGAACTCCGCGAGCAGGTCGGGGTCTGAGCTGACGCACATCGCCATGTGCTGGAATCCGTCGTGGTGCGCGAGATAGCTGTCGCCGCGCTGCGCGATGTAGCCGTCGTCGCAGTTCCAGCCGTCGCTCATCCAGTGGGCGCGGAAGTTGCCCGACGCCAGCATGCAGTCGAGGGCGTTCCCCGTCCAGGTGGCCCCGCCGCAGTCGATTCCCGCAGCCTGGTAGGCGCTAACGTCGCCTGCTGAGCAGTCGCGGTCGCCCTGCTCGACGTACATGGTCGAGCCGTCCACGCCCTCGACCTCGCACCAGCCCTCGCCGTCCCCGAAGCGGCCCCACCCCTGGGTGTAGCCGTGGAACCAGTGCTCGCAAAGGTGCTCCATGTTGCGGGCAGCGTTCTCCTTCTGGACGCTACTGGGCATGCTTGCCCTCCTTCTGCATGTCGACCTCGGGCAGGCCAGCCAAGCTGGTCAGCAATGACACGACGGCGCCGCTCGCCATGCAGCCGAGGATGTAAGGCCAGTCTAGCGACACGATGTTCACCATGTCCGAGCCGACGAGCACGACGCCGAACTGCGCCGCCGTCTTGATTGCGCGGATGCCTGCGGCCTTCCACCATAGTTTCGTGTTCTCGCTCATTGTTCCTCCTATCTCTGCGACTTCTCGCGCAGGTACTTGTCAATCTTCTCGTCTGCCGCTTTCAGGCCGTCCGTGTCATTGCCGTCCAGCGCGTGCTTCATGAGCTGCCCTACAGCCTCCAGCATGATTAGGTTGAACTCCTTCTCATCCTGCTGGAAATCCCAGTCGGCCTTGAGCTTGCCATGTGCCTCGTCGCAGCACTCCTCCAGCTTCGCGATTCTCTGCTCGTGGTCTTCGATGCGCTCGTCGGTCGGCTTCTTCGCTATCTCGCGCCAGTCGTGGATGGCCTTTATGGCGTTCCACGCCAGGACTATGAAGGCCAGGGCAGCTGCTATTACCACGGCAGTGATGCCCAGCTCGTCGTACGTCAGATAGTTAAGACCCGATACCATGCCTATCACCTCCCTTCCAAGCTGGAGATGTGTCCAAGCCATGCGTCGAGCGTGACGGCCTCCATCGGCATGCCCTCCATGACGGAGCGGGTGCGCACGCCGTTGGATATTGCCATCTTCTCGGCGTCGGTCGACTCGTCCCACATGGCCTTGTGGTCGCGGAAGTACCTGGCGAACCGAAGCTCGACGGCGTCTCGGTAGTCCTTGTGCGTCTTGTCCAGCCACTCCTTCTTGTTCATCGTGTAGTAGGCGTCCATAATCATCATGCAGCAGAAGCTCACGGCCTTGGCGTGCATGCCCCTCCGCTCGAACTCCCCGACGAGGGCGTCGTTCGAGTCGAGCATGTTGTTGTAGGTCTTGAGGATGTAGTCTGGGTCGTGGCGGCACACGGATGAGTCGCGCCACTTCCAGAGGTAGAACGGGTGGGGGCAGTACTTGGCCCGCTCAGGCTCGGCGATGTTCTGGGCGAGGATGTTGAAGTAGCTGTCCTCGTGGACGGTTAGTTCATCATTGAACCTGATGTTATTATCAACCAAGTAGCCGCGCCTGTGAACCTTGCCGTGCACGAACGTCGAGTCCATGTCGTGGTTGATGTAGAGCGGCTTCTTTGTTTCAGGATGGCGGGTTTCCTCGATGAACGTGCTCGTCATGGTGTCGAAGCCGCCGTTGTCGATTTCGTTGAAGACGATGAACAGCCCGCACGCGTGGCAAAGTAGGTCGTCGGCGTCGCAGAACATGACGTAGTCAGCCGTCGCGGCGTCCAGGGCGGCGTTGCGGGTCGCGCTGACCCCGCCCTTGGGCGCGTGGACGTGCTCGATTTCGAACGGGTACCTCTCGGCCCACTCCCCCTCTGGGAGCGGGGCGGCGTCGGGGCCGTCATAGGCGATGACGACCCCGATTTCCGAGAAGTCCACTGATTGCTGGATGGCGAGGCTGTCGAGCAGCGGCTCCATCTCCTCGGGCGTCTCCTTGTAGTGCGGCACTAGTGCTTGGAACTTCATGTGACCCCCTTATGCCACCGAGACTATGCGAGACGCAATGCTCGACCAGTTAGCCGCTGTCAGGAACGCATCGTAGAGCGACGCAGGGACGTAGACCGAACCGTACTGGCCAGCTATTTCCGAGTAGCCGCCGATTGGTGTGGAGGTGAACGCACTAGTCCCTAGCGAGGGAACCTCGCTCGCGCCGACAAGGTTCAGCGACGTGAGCCTGCAACAAGACCTGAACGCGCCGCTACCGATGCTCGTGACCTTTGGCAAGTTCGCGGTCGCGAGGTAATAGCAGGTAATGAACGTGTAATCTCCAATGCTCGTGGCCTCTGGGAAGCTCACGGTCGTGAGGGAGGAGCAGCCATTGAACGCGTTAGGGCCGATGCTCGTGGCCTTTGGGAAGCTAGCGGTCGCGAGGGAGGTGTCTGCAAACGCGTAACCTCCGATTGTCTTGACCTCTGGGAAACTAACTGTCGCAAGGGCACGGCAGTGGTTGAACGCGGAGCCTTCGATGCTTGTGACCGCAGGGAAGTTGGCGGTCGTGAGGGAGGAGCAACTTACGAACGCGTAACTTCCGATGCTCGTAACAGCTGGGAAGCTGACGGTCGCGAGTGAGTAGCAGTTCTGGAACGCGGAACTTCCGATTGTCGTTACCACTGGAAAGCTGACGGACGTGAGGGCGTAGCATGTGACGAACGCGCTACTGCCGATGTCCGTGGCCGCAGGGAAACTGACGGTCGCGAGGGACAGGCAGCCATTGAACGCGTTAGGGCCGATGTTCATAGCCGTAGGGAAGCTCGCGGTCGTGAGTGATATACAGTTAAAGAACGCGTAAATCCCGATGGTCTTGACCTCTGGGAAGCTGACGTTCGCGAGGGTATGGCAGCCTGCGAACGCACTAGCCCCGATGTTCGTGGCCGCTGGGAAGCTGACGGTCGCGAGGGCACCGCAGGACTTGAACGCGTTACCGCCGATGTTCGTGGCCTTTGGGAAGTTCGCGGTCGTGAGGGCAGAACAACTATCGAACGCGTAATCGCTGATTACCTTGACCTCTGGGAAGCTCGCGGTCGTGAGGGCAGAACAGCTCTGAAACGCGGAGCCTATGATGCTCGTGGCCGCTGGGAAGCTCGCGGTTGTGAGGGAGGAGCAGCCTGCGAACGCGTTGTAGCCGACTTTTAGAACGGTGCTGTCGATTATTTCAGTGATGCTGCCGTCGGCTATCGAGCCGAACGTCTCGATGTCGCCGTACTGGTCTTTCGTATCCATGTGACCTCCTTAAGAAACCGACACGATTCTTGATGTGATTAAACTCCAGTTAATCGCCGTCAGGAACGACTCGTAGAGGCTCGCTGGGACGTAGACCGAGCCGTACTGTCCCGCTCTCGCCGAGAAGCCGCCGATTGGGGTCGAGCTGAACGCATAATACCCCAGCGTAGGAACTTTGCTCACGCCGACGAGGTTCAGCGACGTGAACATGAAGCAAGACCTAAATGCGTAACTTCCGATGCTCGTGACCGCTGGGAAGTTGGCGGTCGTGAGGGAAGAGCAACCTGCGAACGCGTAAGTCCCGATGTCCGTGGCCTTTGGGAAGTTCGCGGTCACAAGGGAGTAGCAAGTACCGAACGCGGAGTATCCGATGCTCGTGACCTCTGGGAAGCTGACGGTCGTGAGGGTACGGCAGTTATTGAACGTGGAGTACCCGATGTTCGTGGCCTCTGGGAAGCTGACGGTCGCGAGGGAGGTGCAATTGTTGAACGCGTAATTTCCGATATTCGTGACCGCTGGAAAGCTCGCGGTTGTGAGGGATGAGCAGTTATAGAACGCGTAAGTCCCGATGTCCGTGGCCTTTGGGAAGTTCGCGGTCACAAGGGAGTTGCATTGATAGAACGCGTTATTCCCGATGGCCGTTACCTCTGGGAAGCTCGCGGTCGTGAGGGAGAAGCAGTTTGCGAACGCAAACGCTCTCACGCGTGTAACCTCGCTATGCTCCGCCTGCCTTATCGTGCGCTCGATGATTCCCACCGTCTTGCTCGACAGGTCGAGGTACTGGGCCACGCAGTCGGTGTTCCCCACGATGCCCGTCGGGAGCGGCGACCAGCCGTTGAACTTGTTGTCGTCGGGCGCGGTCGGGTGCTTCGGCTCGGTGCCCGTGTAGGTGGCCGAGCCGCCGTAGGGAACGTTCTGCACGGTCTGGAGGACGGTGCCGTTGGAGTTCAGGAAGCGGACGGTGTACTTGCGCACAGTCTTCGAGTACGCGGCGTACACGTCGCGGTCTGCCCAGATACCCTTCGTGGCGTTCGGGTCCGCGACACTGGCATCGGTCTGGGTGCTCCACCCAGCGAACGCGAAGTCGTACTGCGCGGTGCTCGACCTCGCAGGCGACCCAGTGTAGCTGCCGTCACCACCGTCCAGGACTGTTTGGCTCTGGAGAAGCGTCTGACCGTCCCAGCTGTAGTACCTGAGTACCGAGCTTACATGGTCAGCTCGAATCTGAATGGTCGGGTAACGCGCGGCCATCTGTGCGGCCCACGCGCCAGAGATGGTCCCCGACAGCGTGATGGTGCCAGCCACGACCGCCCTGTCTACGTTGTTTCCCGCCTCGTCAATGCCACGCATCGTGTCGAGGTAGTCGTAGAAGTCCTCCACGGCGCTGGTCGACGACATCGTCATGTCCAGGCCCACAATGCGCACGCGGCTGTTCGCCGCCATGGCGGCGAGGATGGCGTTCACGGGGATGGCGTCCCCACAGTCCTCGACGCGCAGCGTCGTGATATTCGTGTAGCTCGGCATCGAAAAGGACGTGATGCCCGCCTGTCCCCGCACCGTGAGATTGGTCACCGTGCTCGGAAGGTGCAACGTCTTGAGGATACCGCCCACAGGCAGGCTCACCGCCGTCACGGCGGTCCCATCCATGTAGACGTGCTCGATGTTCGCGGCCCCCGACAGGTCCACGGTCCCGGCGAGCGCCGTGCAGTTGCGGGCGTCGACGGTGCCCAGCAGATTGTTCTGCCCCACCGACAGACCCGTGAGATTCGGGTTGGTGTAGCCGCTCGCGTTGCTGCCGACCTTGATTGACTGGAGCTTGGTGGCCTTCGAGAAGTCCGCGAAGCCGACCTTGAGGCCGCTCAGGTCGCCGACGCTCGCGAGCTGCGGCGCGCTGTAGATGTATATTTCCGTGTCGTTGACGTTGTCGAGCGGGCAGGCTAACGTCGCGGGGACGCCGTGCTGGCCGCGCTGCGACACGAGGTAGCTGCCGTACTTGACCGTCGGGTAGATGTCGGCGTACGGCGTGACGGTGATGTCGGCCTTGGCGTAGCCGCGCAGCTGGATGACGTCGCTCAGGGCGTCGCCAGCGTTCCACTTCGAGTCCATGTAGCGGAATCGGTTGTAGAGCCACCACTTGCGCTGCTCGGCCTTGCTGCCCTGCATCATCGGCAGGTAGACGTCGGTCGGCTCCTTGCCGCCCTCTGGCCCGACCAGCGGCTCGATGTACTTCGTCCAGCTGTCCTCGTTGAACACGGCCTCGGGCCATTTGCCCTGGTGCTCGCTGAACCGCTGCATGACGTTCGCGTACGTCAGCCCGCCCGCGCGGAGCTGCTGGTAGCTCGCGACGATTTCGGCGGGGAACGCGTCGCGGACGTTGCACCACAGCACGCTCTCCTGGCCGTTGAACACGTCCGCGCCGCTGACGTGGTCGACGTCCTCGAGCGAGTAGCCGAACACGAGCGAACCCTCGTTGTTGGTGCCGATGGCTGTGTCCATGTCGTACGGCTCGGCCACGGCCTTGCGGTCGATTGCGGTCGTGCCAGTCGCCTCACCACCGCTGAAGCCGATGAACAGGTTCTTTGCGCGCGAGTCGACCATCAGGAACAGCTCGGTGAAGATGTAGTAGAACACGAACGAGCTGACCTCCGCGTACTTGCCGAACTCGGCGCGGAACTTCGCGAGGCGGTAGGCCGCCGTGTCCGTCGAGTATGTGACGCCCTCGTAGGTCACGGGCGTTATCGAGCCGCCAGTCGCCTTGGAGCGGTCGCACGCCACGACGAAGCTCTGAAGCTCCTGGAGCTTGTCGGTGTCCGTCCACGTGTCCTCTGGGAAGCGCGCCTCGTAGTCGTAGCGCCACGCCTCCTTGGCCTCGCCCGTCGTCGGGTCGGTGACCATCGTCTGGTCGAAGTAGTCCGTCTTGAACAGCATGAGGTCGCTCGTGTTGTTCTGGAACTCCCACGACTCCATGTCACCGCTGTAGCCGTACGGCCCTGGCGCACGCTTCGGAAGGTTGAAGTTGTACTTTCCCATGAAGCGCGTATCTCCCGAGACCGTGTCGTGCCAGAACACCACTATCGGGAAGCCGTAGATGCCGTCGCGCACGCGCGCGTCCGCCTGCCGCTCTGGCCTGCGGTACGGGTCGAGGTCGTTGTAGAGCTTGACCAGCTCGACGTTGTTCGCACCCTCGGAACTCGCAACGTCGGCCTTGAGCACGAAGCGGTTGAACGGCACGACGCCGCTCGCCAGCTCGTAGTTGTCGGCATGGCCCGCGCGCATCTCGAAGCCGCCCTTGAACTGCATGTCGTAGTTCTTGCGGTAGTACGGCGCGGAGCTGGTGCCCTGCACGTTTATCTGGCAACCCGTGAACGTGAAGCTCCTCGCGCTGCTCTGCGGGTCGACGTAGCTGCCGCTGATGGTCTTCTTGTCGCCCTTGTACTGGGGCAGCTCCTCGGCCTCCAAAATGAAGTACGGCAGGTCGTCGGGCAGCTGCTCGATGACGATTGCGCCGTACTCGTCGTACACCTCGTTGCGCTGGTAGCGCTCCAGCATGAGGCCGACGTCCTGCGTGTCGGCAATCCAGTTGTCGAGCACCTGGTAGCGCGTGAGGTCGTTGTCGTAGATTCGGATGTTGTACACGTCGAGCGAGATGCCGTCGTCGCCGAGCGTGATGTTCACTGGCGTCTGCTGGCTGAAGTCGTCGTCGGTCGGGTACTGCACGACGCCAGAGGCTATGCCGTTGATGTACATGAGCAGCAGCCTGTCCTCGGCGCGCTTCTCGGCGACGATGGACACGCGCACGTGCTCGTCCTCCTTGTACTGCGTCGAGATTTCGCTCTGCTCGGATTTCAGCGTGGCGCGCTGGGCGGTCAGCTGGAAGCCGCGCCCGCCGCTCATGCAGCTGATGGGGATTGCGTCGTAGTCGAGCACGTCGCGGGCGGCGAACTCGAACTCCAGCGTCTTGCCCGTAGCGCGGAAGTCTGAGGCGAACGGCTTGTAGGGGATTGCGACCGACGCGCCGTTGTCGACGCGCAGGACGGTGATTCCGTCGGGGTCGGCCACCCAGCCGTTGCTCCTCCAGTTGAAACCCGTCAGCGTGCAGGAGATTCCGTTGTCGGAGTCCTGCCACGTCTCGGGGTGCTCCTCCGCGTTGCTCCTGCCGTAGCTCGTCAGGTACAGCGACAGGTTCTCCGTCTCGGCGTGCGCGTCCATCTCGGACTCGGCGACCGTGAGCGTCAGCGACTTCGACGCTGTGCCGCTCGCGATGGACAGCACGAGCTGGCCCGTGTCGGTGCATCGGTAGAGCCATGTCTGCTCGGTGCGTCCGACCGTGATTGCCTGCACGGGTTCGCCGTCGGCAGACAGCGTGACCTGCGACGTGATGCTGTTCGGCGTGTAGACCGTGTACGGGATGGCGAGCATCTCGTACTGCTTGGCCGTAGTCGCCCGAAACGGCGTCGCCACGATGGGCGCGCTCGACGCGGGGTCAACGACGACGAGCGCGTGGTACAACTCGTTGGAGCTGACTACCTGCTCGTCGATGGAGCAGGTGAACCACACGCGAAGGTAATGTGCGCCGTGCTGCATCGCGGGGATGGTCTTGGTCTGCTGCCTGCCCGAGGTGGTGACGGTCTCGGTCGAAAGCTCCGTGCCGTCCAGCTCGAAGTGCACGGTCTTCTCGATAGCGCCCTTCGGGACGTATGTGTACTCGATTGCCTGGCCCGCCGTGAAGGCGCCAGACGTGTCGAAGCTGCTCAAGATGGACATCTCCACGCAGTTGACCGAGAACGTGATGGTGCGCGAATTGCCGTACACGTCCGCGACGTTGACCTTGCACTTGTTCGCGCCCGTCGAGAGCATCGGCCCGAGGTCGATGGTCAGCTGGCCCTGCGCGACGCTGCGCGCGAGCCTGACCACGCCCCCGACCGTCACGGTCAGCGCGCCGTCGCCCGTGGGTATGTTGTCTTCGAGAGACGACCACTCGATTGCGACGGCGCAAGCGGCTCCCGTCGATATCGTGCGCGAGAGCCAGCCGCTTTCGTTCGTGACGGTGAGCACGGCGTTGTTCCCGCCACCGCCCCCGCCTCCGCCGCCGCCAGCCAGCGGGATGCCGTCGCTCCCCTGCTCGCCTCGGTACATGATGTACACGAGGCCCGTGTCTGGGTCTTGGTACAGCGAGAAGTCGTCGGGGTCCACGGTCACGTCGAGGTTGTCGAGGTCGTGCCTCAGCGTCTGCACGTCGGACAGCACGCCCGAGGGGTCGAGCTTGTCGTCGGTGACGGCCCCTCCCGCGAGCTTGGCCGACGTGACGGCGTTCTGCGCGAGCTTCTGCGCAGTCACGGACGAGTCGCCTATCTTCTCGGTGATGACGGCCCCGTTCGCCAGCTGCTCGGTGCCCGTGCCGCTGTGTCGGTCGGCGTACGCCTTGGCCTTGCTGGCAAGCTCGGCGAAGCCGCCTTCCTGTAGTACTTCGTAGCTCATCGTGCCTCCTAGAAAAGAGCGTCGATTTGGGCGATGGTGAGGACCGAGGCCCCCGAGAGCTTGTCGGGCGTAACGGCCCCGTCCGCTATCTGCGCGGTGCCCGCGATGCCCCAGCGCGTCGTGCCGTCGCCGTTGCTCATCAGGATTTTGCCGTCAGAGCCAGTGTCGGCCCCGCTGCCGCCCGATTGTAGCGGCCACGGTACTTTGGCCGCGATTGCGGGTGCCTGGGCATCAGCGGCGATTTGAGCCGCCTCGTCGATTGCCTCCTGGAGCTGGACGCCGCTGTCTTCGAGGAACCTCTCGACGCCGTTGTCCCACGCACTCGCGGGGCTGACGCCGTTGTGCGCGTCCTCCTTCACGACGACCATCGCCCTCGACGCAGAGCACGCCACGGTGTCGCCCTGCGTGACCTGGACGTATGCCACGTCCGTGCGGCCAGCCACGGCGGCTGCGTACGTCTCGTCGACTTGGAATGTCGCGACGTTCCCGCTCACCGTGCCGTCCACGACGTAGCTGCCTCCGCGATGCGGGAGCATCATGCACCACTTGACGCCCTTGCCCGAGAGGGCGAACGGCTCGCCGCCGTCCGTCAGCTCTACTTCGAGCGTGGTGCCGTTCTTGTCGCCCTGGCCGAGCCACACCGTCGGCGGCGCGAGGTGCTTGCTCATGTCGAGGCGGATTCTCTGGGTCTGGAGGCTCATTACTCCTCCTTCAGCTTGTTGTCTCGGATGTACTTCCGAATAGCCTCGACGTGCTTGCTGAGCGTGCTGTCGACCACGAAGAAGGACTCCTTCTTGTTTCCGCCGAGCATATCGCCAGTGTTGTCGTCGATTTCGTCGTAGGTGAAGCTGATGCGGTCGCCGCCGTTCACGTTCAGCACCATGAAGCTGGAAAGCTGTTTCATGAGTCCTCCTATGCCGCTTTCTCTTGCTCGTACAATTCTTCCATCTGTATCACGAAGTCGCCGTAGGCTTCCTCGGGGTTCGGGAGTTCGTCGCCGTCGCGCAGGCCGTTCTCGTCCATGCCGTCCTGTTCGAGCCTCAGATGCTCGAACCCAGACTGCCTCGCTTTAATCTCCCAGTCGAACTTCAGCCCTGGGGTGCCCTCGACTACGAAGTGCGTCGGAGCCTTTTCGGCCACCCACAGGTCGCCCTGGCCGCACTTCTGGAGGAACACCTGATACTCCGTGTCGCAGCTTGCGGTTTCGGAGAAAATGTCGTCGATTTCGACGTAGCAGAGTCCGTCGTCTCCGATTGACCCGCTGCCGAGGTCGCCGAACATCGGCGTAGGCGTCTCGTAGCAGCTGAGCAGCCTGCCGTTGTAGTTGTCGGTTTCGACCAATCTGTTCTTACTGCCACTAACTGTGAGGCTGTCACCGACGCTCAAGCTTCCGAGGAGCCTGTTTGACGAGTTGTTGATAACTGAGTAGTAAGCTGTTCCCCTGCTCGGGTCGCCTACGGTCATTCTGTTGACGAAATTGAATTTTCCCCTGAACTCGCCTTCTGCGTTGTAGCTTTGGTATCTGTCGGTGTTCTTGAAAGACGCGAATGTCCTCGTCGCTCCTATAAACTTGATTCCGTCGCTGTCGCTTATCGTCATATAGTGGTCATGATTCGGCGCTGCTACGCTGTACGCGTCGATTCTTAAGGAGTCGTTTCCATTCCAGTCGATGACCTTGATGTAGCTTCCGTATGTTCCACCGACAGTGATTGCACCCTTTTCCACCGTAAGACCATCGGAATCGAGTTCCGCTATCGTATTTCCATTCGCGTCCTTGACGATGATTGTGCCATTCGTGTTGTTCGCGCCGCCTGCGACCATAGTGCCGCTTTGGAGATAGCTCATGTTCACGTAGAGCTGACCACCGCTTATGAAAATACCCTGGGCCACCCCGTTGTTCGTCAGCGCGTTGAACACGCCTTGCTGCGTCAGCGCAGGCACCTGTCCGCTGATGTAGTTTTCGAGCGTCTGATTGCCGACCTTCGTGCTGGAGGCAACCATCCGCAACTCGCCAGTGTCCAAGTTCCAGTAGTTGCCCCCGTTCGGGTCGCCGATGTAGCCAGCGATGATTCTGACCGCCGTGATAAGCTCGGCCGCGATGTGCCCAGACACGAACACGGATTTCCAATCCCATTCGCCCGACGACGTCCTGCTGTTGGCGATTCGGATTGAGCCGCCCTTAATCTCGACGACCTGCGTGGCTTCGGAGCCGACGAGCGGGTCGCTTACGGCACTGTCGTAGCAGCGCACGCCCTGGCCGTCGGTGATGTAGAAGTATCCGCCGTTGGCGTTTATCTCCTCGTTCAGCGCGCCGAGGATGTCGTCGAGGAACTCGGCTGCGGACTGCCCCACCTGCGCGATGGCAGCGTAGACTTCCGAGAACGACTTGGAGACGCCCGCAAGCGCCCCCGCGATGCCGCTCTCGATGTGACCGATGGTCACCTGGATGTCAGTCGGGTCGAGTTCGTTGACTGCAAGCCTCGTGACGCGCCCCTTGACGCGGAGCCCGCCGTTCGGGAAACCCCTGTCGACGCAATGGACGGCGTCTCCGAGCGCGAGGCCCTGCGGGTCGAGGCCCGCCTGGGCGAGCTGGACGACGTCCGCCTGGTAGGTGACCTGCGGCGTGGTGTAGTCATCCAGCACCGAGAGGCCCCACTCCTTGAGGTCGGCGGGCGTCTCCATCTGTGAGTTCTCGACGTAGACCGTCGGGTACTCCCACCCGCCAGTCCCGTTCGGGAGGCGGTAGAGCGGCGCCGTCTCGTCGTTCTGCAAGTAGTCGATTCCGCCGTTCGCGGACTCGATGGTAATCTTGCGGCCGAAACCGCCCGACTCCGTCTGCTCGCCCTTGCCGAGCGGGACGATGCGGCACGCCACTGGGTTCTCCGAGACCCTGCGGGCTATGCCCGTCATGTCCTTCGACCAGTCGAAGCGCCTGTGCACGTCCTGGTCGCCCTGCTTCTCGTAGAGGTCGACCATGCGCGCCGTGACGCCGTGGAGCGGGCTGACGTCAATCGTGGCGTCCACCTCCCCGCCCCACACGTCGGTGATTGTGCCGAGCGCCTGGTACGCGCTCACCCTGTAGAGCGACGCCCCGCCCGTCGACGTCCGCGTGACCGTGCCCCGCGTCCAGCGCGCCGTGAGTTCCAGCGCGTCGTCGAGCGCGACGCCAGCCGAGACGGGCGATTGCACGCCTGGGCGCTTGTCGTCCACGCGCGTCACGGCGAGGTCGTGCATGAGCGACCACGGGCACCAGTACGTACCAACGGGACTGTCTCCTGCCTGGTGCGCCTCGTCGACCTTCATGACGACGTACTCGCGCCACTTGCCAGTCTCGTCGCACGTGAGGAGGCGCTGCTCCTTCTCGAGCACCCTCGTCGTGGTGAGCGTGAGCGAGTGCTCGCCGTTGATTTCCTCGACGCGCCTGCGCTCGAACACGTCGTCGGGCGCTATCTCGAACAGGAACTGGTCAGCGTGGTCGAGGACGGTGATTCTCGACGCGTCCATCTACAGCCACCTCTCCTGCCATGTGACCGTGCAGGCCCCCGTGCCCTGGTCGTTCCTGAGCACGTGCTCGCCAGGAACCAACTCGAGCCAGTCCGAGTCGAGCGTTGGCACGGTCGCCGAGCCGTTGACGTTCGCGGTCCTCGCCTCGCAGTCGACGTAGACCCTGCGCGCCGACGAGCTGCCAGTGGCGACGTGGACGAAGTCGCCGTCGTCGAGGCGGACGCCCCAGACGTTGCCAGAGCCGCGCACGGCGGCGTCTGCGGCCAGCTTCGGCGCCGTCGGGTACGTTCCCCTTACCTCCACGGTGACGGACCCGCCAGACGGCACCACGGCCTCCTTGACGGCGCCGTACATGGCAGGTGAAGGGACGAGGAACGGCACCTCCAGCTTCCCCGTGTGCACGAACTGGGTCCAGTTGACGTCCCCGCTCGGCATCGCCATGTAGTAGAGGCCGTCGTCGCAGCCGAACTCCAGGCGCTTGGGCTCGCGGACGGACAGCAGCGCCGTCAGCTCCCTCCTGGCCTCGAGCACGCCCGCCCTGTCGGTCGGGTCGACGACGAACACGAGGACGACGGGAGGGCACCCGTAGGTCATGCCGCGCGCCGTGCAGCCGTCGCGTCCTGGGACCTCGACGGTCTGCACGTTCTGCGAAGCGACGCCGCGCATGCTGAGCACCGTCCAGCGGTCCGTGAGGACTACGCCATCGAATACGACGGATTCCATGCGAGCATCGCCGCCTTCCTCTGTACCTGCTCCGTCACGTAGTCTAGGATTCGGTCGACGTCGGCCTCCTCCTTGATGACGGGGTTGTTAATCTCGATTACCACCTGGCGCGCCGCAGTGGCCCGAGCGTTGACGCCGAGGTCTATCTCGCCGCTCGCTGCGCCGTAGACGTCGGAGACGGCGTTGCGCGTGGCCCTCACGGCCTCGCCAGCCGCGCCCTCGATGCCTTCTGCCAGGCCCTCCATGTTCATCTCGCCCATCCATGCGAACAACTTGGACGGAGACGCGATTCCGAGGAAGTGCAGCGCCGAGTTCACGACGTTCTGCAAGCCGCCGAGAACCGTGTCGACGACGGCCCAGAAGTTGTTGGCGATGCCGTTGATGAGGCCCTGGACGATGTTGACGCCCGCGTTGTAGAACGACGAGCCGAAATTGAGCACCTGCTGGTAGGCGTTGTTCAGCCAGTCCCAGAAGTTGTTGGCGATGTTCCAGCCGATTTGGGCCGCGCCGCCCAGCAGGTTTGAGATGAGGTTCGTGCCCGCCGACCACATCGAGCCGACGAATCCGAGGATGTTGGAGAGGCCAGAGGAAATCCACGACGCGAACGTGCTCGCGATGGTGTTTCCGATTGAGGTCGCGCCGCTCTTGAGGTTGTTCCAGAGGGTCAGGCCAGCGTTGAGCATACCGCCGACAAAGTTCAGGATGGCGTTGAGGCCGTTCCGTATGAAACCTCCGAAGAACGAGGCCATGTCCGACGCCGTCTGCGCCGCTCCGTCCTTGATGTTCTGGATGAGGTCCACGCCAGCTTGGAACATGCCCATGAAGAACGCGCCGATGCCGTCGAGGATTTCCTGGCCCATCTCGTTGACTTGCGTGAGGATTGGCTCGATTCCCTCGACGATTCCCCTCAGAAGGCTGCCTATCAGCTCCAAGCCTGCCATGATTATGTCGGGGAGGTGCTTGACGATTTCAGCCGCCATAGCAGCCACGAGGAGCCCTATCGCCTCCACCAGCGGCGGGGCGATGACCTCGGCCAACCTGCCGAGCAGTTCGATTACCCTCGGACCGACCCTCTGTATGACCTCTATTATCTGCTCTACGCCCTGCTCGACAAGCTCGGCTCCCTTTTCGGCATCTCCAGAAATGAGCTCCGTCAAGCCGTCCATCACCATTGTTATCCCAGGTAGGAACTCCGAGACCATGTGGTGCTTCAGTCCGTCCATCGTCTTCATGAGGGTGGTATGGGAGTCGGTGTAGGCAGCTGCCGCCTTGACCGCGTCATCGCCCATCACGAACCCGAGGCGCTCCGTGGCCTGCATCAGCTCGTCGGTCTGCTCCGTGGTCATGTTGAACAGCGGGGTCAGCTCCTGGCCGCTCCTACCGAACAGGTCGTTGGCCAATGCCGCACGCTCCGTCGAGTCGGCCATGCCCTGGAACCCCTTGACTGTGGCCTCGAACGCCTCCTCGCGGGACATGGAGTTCAGGTCCTCCATGCTCAGGCCCAGCTTCGCGAACATCTCCTGGGCATCGGCTGAACCGTTCTTCGCATCGTCGAGCTTGTTCGTCAGCGTCTTCATGCCCATCGCCATGTTGTCCATGGACGTGCCCGCGATGTTCATTACGTAGTCCCACTTCTGGTACGCGCCCGAACTCACGCCGAGCTTCTGGGACATCTTGTCCACGTTGTCACCGTAGGCGGCTACTTCCTTCACGCTGTCGGCTAGGGCCTTGGTGACTCCGACTGCTGCTGCTGTCACGGCTGCGAGCGCGGCTGCGCCCACTTTTGCAGCCGTTGCGAGCTTCCCCTTGAGTTCCCCGCTCAGCGGGCCGATTTTCTCGCTCGCCTTGTCGTCTACGCTCACCTTCACCATGAGGTCGAGTAGGTTCATCCGTTAATCACCTCCAATCCAGCTCGCGCGATAACGTCGTCGATGACTTCATCAACGTCGAAATCTTCGGGCGGATATAGCAGGTCAATGTAACTCGCGTCTATGTACTCGCCTTTGCCCTGAAGATGCAGGGATTCGGCGACGTATGCGCGGTACAGTTCGGTTTCGTTCTTTTGCTTGATGAGCGCCGCTGTGTAGTGCATGAACGCAATCGGGCGCTTAGGCCCGCAATACGTTCCAAGGGCGAGCCAGACTACTCCGCTGTCGGCTCCTGCGAGGATAAAAAATCTTCGAATGCCTCGTCGGTCAACAGCTCGAACACGTCGACGAGCACGCTGCCGAGGGTCATTCCCTCCACGTACTCGTCAACCGTCTTCCCATCAAGCGCCGCAAGGATGGCGATGAAGTCATCCTTGTGGGTCTTCATCAATGCGGGTGCTGCGACTTTCATCCGTTCGGCGAACGCCTCGCTTGCCGTTTGGCCGTCCTTCGGTTTCTCTGCCTTGAAGAACGAAAGTGCGTCTTCGTCCGATGCGATGTTGATTACGGGAGCCGCTATGTCAGCGATAACGTCGAGAACTCGTTCGCCTTTAATGTCTGAAAGTCGCATTACCTCTCCTAGCTGCTAGGCGCTGTACCTGCCTTGATGTAGACCTCGAACGGAACTGTGTCGATGTCGGCGATGCTGTAGTGTCCAGTGAACTCGAACGCGAAATCACCCTTGCCCTTGTCGTTTGACTGGACTTTGAACCCGCCTGTAGACAAGGCATTGATGAGCTTGATTGCGACGTAGCCAGCAGTCGATGCGGTCTGGCCTGAGCCGCTGTCCGCATTAACGTCGGAGTAGTCGCCAACCCACCAAATGTCGGTGAAGTCTGCTTCGTTGAGCTGGTTGCGCGGAGTGACCTTGCCGCTGCTAGGCGTAACGTCTGCCGCTGCAATGAGCATCTTCGCAACTGCGGTGTCAGCCGTCTTGAACGTACCTGTCATCTTGCACTCGTAGCGGTCAATCTGCTTCAGTTCCTTGGTGTTCGCGGGAACGTTGTCGATGCCGTCTCCGAAGTCGATGAACGTCGGAACGGCCTCGAACGAGACACCGCCACCAGTAGCGCCGATGATTTTGGTCTTATCCAGAGTGGCCGTACCGGGCGTGAAGTCGCTCAGCAGGACACCCGCGTTAAGCTGCAACTTCTGAAACGCATCAGTTGCCACTTGGGTGTACTTCATGCTTTCAGCCTCCTTACGAGGTCGTTAGGTATTCGATATTGATGTTGACGTACCGCCGCTTGACCTTCTCGTCCTCGCCCTCGACTCGGACGGCCTGCGCCCAGGGGGAGCCCTTCTTAAACCACAGCATCCCGCCGTCACATTGGGCGGTGACGCCGCCTATCCCGAGGGTCTTGCCGATTTCTCGAACCTTGGCGTTCGGTTCGGCTTCTGAGTCCGTCCTGTACCAGACGTTGACGGGCATGTTCACCTCGGAGCCGCCCCACTCGCCCACGACGAGGTCGTAGGTGATGTACGGGAACTCGGCGTCGCTGGGCGTTGCCGTGGCGGCGTAGGCGGGGATGCCGAACCCGCTCATGAAGTTGTAGACTGCGGCTTCAGGAGTCATCCCTCACCCTCCTCAAGTGCACTTCCCCGTCTGACAGGTGGAGTTCGTACTCGTCGCTCTGGGACGCGAACAGGTTCAGGAGGACGCAGCATGCTGCCGCGCTGTCCTCCGTCACCGTCGGGACCACCTCGACGACGAGCCTGTCGATTACCCTCGCCATCAGGTCAGCTCCCAGGACTCGGCCTGGTACTGGTTGAACTGGAACGAGGCCACGCCTGGCGTGGGGTCGTTGACCTTGGTCACGCGGAACACCTGGCCGTCGGAGTCGCGCCTGAACGCGTCGTGGAAGTCCAGCGACACGTTGCGGTCGACCGTGACGGTGTAGACGCCAGTGACGCCCTCGGCCTCCGCGATGCGGGCGTTCATGGAGCTGTCGAGCACGATTGCCGCCTCGAAGCCGATGGTGTCGGCCCATTGGGTGACCCACCCGCCCTCGCCGTCGGGCACGCGGGTCTTCTCGACCAGTGTGCACGGCACCTTGAACTCGTCGATGAGCGTCATGGAGGCCTCCTAGACCCAGTCTCGGCTCAGCTTGCGGAACGGCCTCAGCTGCGCCCCGAAATGGAGCTGCCAGCCCGCAGCGGGCGTCTCGTTGCCCTGTGAGCCGCCGCTTGCCTTGCTGTAGCTGTAGCCGCCGAAGCTCTCCGACTGAAGCGGCGAGTCCAGCACGTCGGCGTTGGCCTCCTGCCACGCCGCAATCTCCTCGCACAGCTCCACGAAGTCCCTAGGGACGCGCAGCAGCACCACGCGCCCCTCGAACTCCTCGTCGGCCATGTCTGTGTCTCCCATGCGGTGAAGGCCGTCGTTGAGGACCGAACCCTCGACCCAGAAGTACTGGCCCTCGGGCACGCCCGCGATTTCGAGCGCGCCGCCAGACACCGAGAAGGCCCCGGACTTGGAGCCTACCCAGTTGCCGTTCCCGTCGCGGTCGAAGCGGTTGTTGACGTAGCGCATGGCCTTTTCGAGCATCGCTACTCCAATCCGTAGTACTCGGACAGCAGCGAGACGAGTTCCGCCTTCCTAGGCTTGCTCGGCGCATCGACCCCCGCCGACTCGCACAGCTCCACGAGCTGCTTGACGGTCATCCCCTCAAGCTCCTCGCGGGTCGGGCGCTGAGGTGCCGTGGCGGCGTCTGAGGCCACGTTCCCCTCGTCTTCGGGTTCGGGGACGTCCTCGACGGCTTCGACGCCCTCTGGGGCGTCCTGCACGGCCTCGGCCATGACGCCGTAGCCCGCGCGGTTTATCTCGTCGAGGCGGGAGGCGTCGGCCTCCCACTCCTCGCCGACCGCGCGCATCGGCTTCCCAGCCGTCTTCAGGTCGCGGAACGCTCTCGTGCAGCGGATTAGCATGTCTGCTCCTTATGCGCCAGGCGTCTCGACGACGCTCGCGATGAACAGCGATTGCGGCGCGTACAGCACGGGCATGTACAGCGCGCTCGCCTTGGTCCAGACCACGGCGGGGTCCGTCTCGGCCCACTGCGTGATGTAGACGAACGGGCTTTCGGTGCTCTGCGACACCTGCGCGAAGTTCGCAATCTCCACCTCGGGCGGAGCGCCCCACAGGCCCGTGCCGAGGCGCATGCCGTTGACGGTGCCGAAGAACGACACCTTGTCCTGCGGGAAGTAACGGTGCGTGGTAACGGTCGGGCGGTGGTCCGTCGAGTTGACGCCCCACGGCTCGGCGTACTTCATGTCGTCGACGATTACCTGCGAGATGCCGAACTCGTCGTCGAGGAACGCCAGCAGGGCGGAGTTGCGGATGAGCACGCCGTCCTGGGTGGTGCCGTTGATGGCCTTCTGCACGACGGAGTTCTTGCGCAGCCGCGTCAGGAACCTGCGCGAGCACACCATGCCGTTGAGTTCGACGCCGGAATCGGACGCCTGTTCGGCGACGGCCTGGAGCTGGCTCAGGATGTCCTCGGAAGCGCCGACGTCGAGCACGATTGCCTTGTTCTCGTCGGGCACTCCGTAGTCGATGTTGAGGTCCGCGCCGTTCTCGTTGATGGTCACGACGCCAGACGCCATAAGCTCGGCGCGGGCGACCTTCGCGCGGGTCACCACCTGGTCCGCCAGGTCGGCGACCTCGTCGCGCATGACCAGTCGGTACATCTCCGACTCCTCGGAGATTCCACGGTGGATGAGCTGGCGCAGCAGCTCGGAGG